ACAGCAGCTATTAGGTCTGATGGATTATTATTTAATTGGGGTACCGGTTCAGCAATGGGAGATGGCACAACAGTTGCCAAGTCCAGTCCAGTTCAAATTGGATCTAGCTCATGGACTGTTGTGTCTGCTGGGGACGCCCATGTAGCTGCTATTAGATCCGATGGAATATTATTTGCCTGGGGTTTTAATTACTTTGGTCAAGTAGGGGATAACTTTGGATCTGGAATAGGGAGTGTGAAATCCAGCCCAGTTCAAATAGGATCCAGTTCCTGGACTGCTGTGGCTGCTGGACACGATCACACAGCTGCTATTCGTTCTGGCGGTACCTTATTTACGTGGGGACGTAATACTGATGGCCAATTAGGAGATGGAACGACTGTCAATAAATCGAGCCCAGTTCAAATAGGATCCAGTTCATGGACTGTTGTAGCTTCCGGCTATAGTCACACAGCTGCTATTCATTCTGATGGAATATTATTTGCATGGGGATCTAATAGTAGTGGCCAATTAGGAGACGGCACAACTAATACCAGATCAAGTCCAGTTCAAATTGGATCTAGTTCGTGGACGGCAGTATCTGCTGGTGGTAGCCATACAGCAGCTATTAGATCAGGTGGTACATTATTTACGTGGGGAACTTGGGGATCTGGTCAACTAGGAGATGGCACAAATGTTAGCAAATCCAGCCCAGTTCAAATTGGATCTAGTTCATGGACATTTGTAGGGGCTGGTAATGGACATACAGCTGCTATTAGATCTGGTGGTACATTGTTTACATGGGGATTCAATAATTATGGCCAATTGGGCGATAATACAACTGTTAGTAAGTCTAGTCCAGTACAAATTGGAAATAATTCTGAACCAGCGGTGTTTAGTCCAATACAACTAGGATCTAGCTCATGGACTGTCGTGGCTGCTGGTGGTAGTCATACAGCAGCTATTCGTTCTGGCGGTACCTTATTTACGTGGGGACTCGGTACTAGTGGCCAATTGGGAGATGGTGCAACCACTACTAGATCCAGTCCAGTTCAAATAGGATCTAGCTCATGGACTGCTGTGTCTGTTGGCTATAATCATACAGCAGCCATTAGATCCGATGGGTTGTTGTATACGTGGGGAGGTAATATTGTTGGCCAATTAGGGCATGGAACTACTTCTGCTACTTCCAGTCCAGTACTAATTGGATCTGACATATGGACAAAAATAGCTGCTGGTGCAGGGCGCACAGCAGCTATTAGATCTGATGGCTATTTGTTTACGTGGGGATCTAATAATAATGGCCAATTAGGAGATGATACAACGGTTGGTAAATCCAGCCCAACTCAAATAGGATCTAGCTCATGGACTGCAGTATCCGTTGGTGTCTACAATACAGCAGCTATTAGGTCTGATGGCTATTTGTTTACATGTGGAGATAATCAATTTGGAGCCTTAGGCGATCGTTCTATCATTAGTAAATCTAGTCCTGTAACAGTTGGGAATAGCATCGACATGGGAAGTCAATCTAGTCCTGTTCAATTAGGATCTAGTTCATGGACTGCTGTGTCTGTTGGATTTGTGCATACAGAAGCTATTAGGTCTGATGGATTATTATTTGCCTGGGGATTTAATGGTAGCGGTCGATTGGGAGATGGTACAACCACTAATAGGTCTAGTCCAGTGCAAATTGGATCCAGTTCTTGGACAGCAGTAAGCGCTGGAGGGGTTTCTCGAGTATTCGTTACTGGGGGGGATGGTCATACAGCAGCTATTCGTTCTGGGGGTACATTGTTTGCATGGGGTTATAATAATGCTGGGCGATTGGGAGATGGTACAACTACTACTAGATTAAGTCCAGTTCAAATTGGAACTGGTATATTAGCTTTTGATATCAATCCAGGACAAGTCGGATCCAGTTCTTGGACAGCAGTAAGTGCTGGGGCTGCTCATAGTATAGCTATTCGTTCTGGTGGTACATTATTTACTTGGGGTAGCGGCACAACAATAGGAGATGGCACAACCACTCTTAAATCTAGTCCTGTACAAATAGGATCTAGCTCATGGACTGCCGTGTCTGCTGGTGGCAGTCATGTAGCTGCTATTAGATCCGATGGATTATTATTTGCATGGGGAGGTAACCTTCAAGGCCAACTAGGAGACGGTACAACTGTTAGTAAGTCCAGTCCAGTACAAATTGGATCTAGCTCATGGACTGCACTGTCTCTTGGCCTTGTGCACACGGCGGCTATTAGGTCTGGCGGTACGTTGTTTACTTGGGGTTCCAACCCAAACGGCCAATTTGGAGATGGAACAACCGTTAGTAAGTCCAGTCCAGTAACAGTTGGAAATAATCCACCATCTCTTCAACCAATTCCTCTTAAAGTAGGAACTAGCTCTTGGACTGCAGTGTCTGCTGGTAATAATCATACAGTGGCCCTTAGATTAGGAGGCACTTTATTTACGTGGGGATATAATAATTTTGGCCACTTGGGAGATGGTACAACCACTTCTAGATCTAGTCCAGTCCAAATTGGATCTAGTTCTTGGACAGCTGTGAGTGCTGGAAGTCAGCATACGGCAGCTATTAGGTCTGGCAATACGCTGTTTACTTGGGGACGTAATGCGGAAGGCCAATTAGGAGATGGTACAACCACTTCTAGATCTAGTCCAGTCCAAATTGGATCTAGTTCTTGGACAGCAGTATCTGCTGGCTACAGACATACATTAGCTATTCGTGCTGGTGGAACATTTACATTATTTGCATGGGGTGTTAACACTAATGGTCAATTGGGGGATGGCACTCTCACTAATAGATCCAGTCCAGTTCAAATTGGATCTAGCTCATGGACTGCTGTAGGTGCTGGAGGACAGCATACAGCAGCCATATCAAGATATACAGAACTCCCATAATTAAAAAAGCCCCTTTCGGGGCTTTCTTTTTACTCTTCTTCTGCTAACTTCTTAAAGAAGTCTAAACCTTCATCATCATCGTCTAGGTCTGGCATCTTTGTGGGCGCCGACTTTGCAGCGACAGTTTTTTGCTTAGGAGCAGATTGGGTTGATTCCTCATCCCAAGGAGCAGCGTTTGACTCTGTTACAGATTGACGAGCAGCAGCTGCACTACCATCTAAACCAAGAGCTTTATTTAAACGCGTCTTTAATTCGTCATAAGATTTGAATTCTTTAGCATCTAAGAAAGACTGAAGTGAATATTCTTTCTTCCATATGTTTTCCAATTCATCATCGTCGTTTAGAAGAGGAGCTGCATCTTCAAATTCAGATTTGTCATAGTTACGATATCCTTCAACCTTACGAATCTTAATCTTAAAGTTAGCCCCTTCCCATAAGTCAAAAGGATTAATTTTTTTCTCATCCTCAAACTCTGGATTCATAGCAAGTTCAATCTTATCCCAAATCTTCTTACCATATTTAAATAACATAACCTTGCCTTCATTTTCAGGATGGGCAGGATCTTTCACAACATAGATGTTAGAGATAAACGAAAGGCGACGTTTGTACTTACGTACAAGTTCTTTGTTAGCTTCGATGCCAGAGTTCCATAACTGGCTATTGTATTCCGACACAGGGTCTTTCTGACCAAGTGTTGTAAGAGACTTCTCAATGTACCAGCCACCAGGACCTTGAAAGCCATGATCCCAAATACGTACATATGGAGTACCTTCGTCTCCATCATCGCCAGGAGTTGGCAAAAAGCGAATAACAGCATAGCCATTACCAGCCTTATCAACTTCTGGTTTCCAGAAACGTGTATCTTCTTGTGAACCTTGGGTGGGGGTGTTTAGTTTTTGAACTTCGTTGATCAGCTTGTCAAATTGTGATCCGCGGTTCTTCTTGAGTGATGCAAATGAGCTCATAATTTTCTCCGTATAAGCGTTGTATTAAAATGTATATTCGTCGTATCCACAAACTACCATAGTATAGAAGTATTTATATTACTTTAATGTTGTAAATTTGTCAACTACAATTTGTTTAAGTTTATCTTTGTCGAACTTAAGAAACGGCCTGTACTTTTTACACTTCTTGTGTATCATTGGCCATATAATGTCTTCCTCAATTTGCCTGTTCCAATGTCTAAAAAATCCACACATATCATTAAGTATGATTAACGTCTCAATTGTTATTTTATTGTGGATTAATAGTTTTAAGAGAGGAGGGTGGTTATTACTTCCAACTACAAAATTTGAATTGTAATTAGGATCTAATTGATCAAGCTCATTAGTAAACAAGTAGGAAAGAGATTCTTGTCTATTAAGCCAGCGCTTATAGTTATCTTCTGCCTTTTGTTCGTTTACAAGTTCCCCAACCCAAACGTTTGCGCTATCTTCAATAATGTTGGCTAAGATATATTTCTCAGGATCCTTATGCTTAGCCAACTTCATGAAGAAGTACTTGTCAGGTCTCATCTCAAACGACTGTGCGTTTGCTCTTGTCTTTCCGCCATAGCGGAAATAGTCATATGTGTCTGAATTAAAATGATTCTTCAAAGCGACATACAACTTGTATGCCTCATAACCAGTCATAGTTTACTTCATATAGGTAGTTTTGCGGATTTAGGAAGATACCCAGCACTTTCAGCATCAACTCTTACTCGTGCTTTTAATTTTGCGTTCTTTTTTATTAACTCAGCAGCCGTCTCTATCTCAAGACCTGTTTGCTGACAATAATATAAGACGGCATCAAGGTACTCCATTCTTTTTTCTTCTACAATACTTTCAATCGTCTCAATGAAGTCTTGTACGTTGATGATTGCATTAATCTCTTGCTCACTCATTATTTAAACACAACCAATCCTAGCAAAAATGCTTGTATGAAAAATCCAAGGCCGATTGTAATAATATGCAACATATCTCTTACAATTAAGGCGCGTATAAACAATAACAATAAACCTCCCCATGCAAACATAACAACATCGAGTGAGGGAAGCTTATCAGACATTCCAAGTATTAATGATAGTACGGAAGGAATCGTTGCACAATGAATAAAGACAACCGCCAACCATCCAATGGCTTCGGATGATAAATGTGAAAACTTGTCTCGTACGATATTTTTGAAAGTATTAAAGTACACGTCAAATTTTTCCATCTGGTTTATCCTTATAAAATATATGCAAGCCTATCTTGCCAATCTTTTCTTTATTCCATTTAGGATTTACATAGTCCGCATGATAATAAAGAGCCTCTTTGAGGGAAGGAAGTCTGAATCCCTCCAACAATACTTTCTTTGCTACAGCTTCGCTTTCTTCCCAAAGCTTTGGATGTACAGGTCTTGTTTTGTATGTTGATTCGCAAAACCAAGAAAACTGACATACAACTTTGTCATAGAATACATTACGCTGCTGTACGACTCCACAAACAGTAGTAGGAAATTTACCACTGTTCATTCTATTCATTGTTACTTGTGCTACAGCAACCTTACCTTCAAATGGTTCTGATGCTGCTTCCCAGTAAATGTTTTGCGTTAAACATTGTATTTGCTGCTCTCTTTCCTTAACGGATAGATGAGCTGGCAATCCTGTAATCTTATTATGATTATCAATTCTAATACTAACTGCAGTGTTTATCAAAAAGCCTACAATAAGTAGACCTACCAAAAAGAAAACTCCTCTGAACATTAGTTCGAAGTTTTTAAGTCTAGGCACGGAAAGCGTCCTATTCATAATACCTCCTTTATTTGTTACAGCTCTATGCATTATACCATAAGACGGCATAAATGTCTACTAGCATTTTATTGCATTAGTATGCGGCGCAAGTTGTACTTTTGGTTTTTTTTGTTTAGTACGTTAGTACGCTAGAGCTTTATGGGTTAGTTCTGCTTTAGGGAAACCAAAAAATCTGGCTTTCCAATCGTTCTGTGCAAATCCGATTAAAGAAGACCAAAGGTCCTTCTTTGCTATCAATCGCTTCGCTGCGTCCTTCCAATCAGTGGCAAGGACAAACTTCTCGATGTTTTCCTTATAGGCAGTACACTCCTCTAAAGTAAAGAAATCCGACTCGATGTGTATTACTTCATACATCTCTTCTCCCGTGAAGTAATCGAGACAGAAATCAACTCCCCATTTTTGCTTACATTGAATAAGATATGTTAGCTTGGGAAGTTTGGGTTGAAAAAGCAGAAGTTGTCTATATGCATCTTCTGTATAGTCGCACCTATGGAGAATGGTGCAATGATCCAAATAAAAATTATCAGTATCCTTATCTAAGCTAAACCATGGTTGTTGGTAACAATGGTGGTTAAGCGTATTATCTAGCTTGTATCCATTAACAAAATAATACTCACGTTCAAGCTCTGTTAACTCAAATCCATCTTTATCAAAATAGTCAATTGACTTTGAAAATAGTCTAACCGCAGCTACTTCTCTATTACAAGTTGGATTACTATGTAAAAGTATATTGGGGTTTACTGTAAACATAGGAGTATTTATATTATATGTCCTCCTACAATGTCAACTTTGTGCTGCTTTAGCCTCATCCATCTTTTGATTATTCTCAAATTCATCTGAAAATAATTGCAAAGCGCTACGTAAACTCTCAATTTCTTTCATTGACTCAACAAGAACGGCTCTTGTTGTTTTAGGAAGATCTTCCATAATTAATGTGTTTTGTATTTGATCAACAATGTCAACGTATTCCGATATTACTTCTTCACTCATACTATATCCTATTCTGTTGTAGGTGTTACCACTTCCCCATCAGCAGTTGCCTGTGTCTTTGTTTTGTTGCATGCAAAGCAACGCGCGCGATTTGTTGTATATGTTAGTGCACCGTCTTTTGCGCTACAATTGTGAGCCCAATATTCTGTGTTTAATGTTTCTTGTGGTATAAGCATATTACCTCGTTGGGTTAATTGGTGGTTTTAAAGAGAACCACCAACTCTTAATAATTACTTCTTAGCTTTTTCGTCTTTCTTAGCTTCTGCTTTTGGAGCATCTTTCTTTGGCTCCTCTTTCTTAGCAGGGGCTTGTGCGAAAGCTGTTACAGCAAATGCTGTTGCGATAAGTGCGATAAGTTTTTTCATGTTAATTCCTTAATAAAGTTAATAAAGTAATAATCAGTTTGTCACTATCAAAAGAGTCCAAGGTTTCAATGTACCGGGTGCTCATGCGTAGCAAAGACTTACCAATTCGGGATGGTTGATTCTGTTGCCAAGCTCAACCATCAAAACTCCGACTAGCCTAGTTTAGGCTGCCAATGCGAACTTTTCATCGTTTGCGGTTACTTAATTGCTTCTACGACCGGGTATCCCCAATCCTAACGAGTTTCACATTCCCGTGTTGCCGTCTTTTCTATCTCACGCTGTCGAAACCTGGTCACCCCCATCATAAAAAAACTATTGCAAATATAATTAGTGCCGCGCATATGCAAAAAACTCTTAGTTGGCGACTTTCTTCTCTGCGCGTCATAGTTTCTTTATGGTGGAGGTGGAGGGAATCGAACCCTCGTCCAACATGCCTTCGATCGGAAGGATATACAACAATTTTAATTACTCAATGCTACTACTACTAAAATCGGTATTAGGATTGCAATAGCAATGATTAGAAAGTTTCCTTTCTTCATCTGCCTAAGCTTCTCATTATCTATGCAATCATTACTCATTGCATTCCTAAAAACCAGATTACAAAAAGAAATGTAAGCCCTGCAGCAAGCATCTTTAATGCTCCAAACTGCCTTGCATTCTCTTCTGGTGTACAAAGTTTTTTCCAGTATTTGTTCATATGTTCTCCTACAAATTATTTATCTAAAAAGGAGCATCTTCAAATATTGAAAGGTCAATCCTTTCCTTCTTTGGTCTTGGTAGCGCTTCTAATTTCAACGAATCATCGTCTCCCATAAACCGCAATGCTTCTTCACGAGTAAAGAACCGCCTAAGCGGTCCTTCACTGTC